CCTATCGTGTATATATTTTTTGTCAACCCACTATTATGAGGATTAATGTTCCACTTCCTCTTATTATATATATTGCTGTTTTACTTAGTTTGCATTATAATTTTTTTGTTACTATTTTATGGCATTTTATCTTATTGTTCATATTGTGCGTATTATATAAGTATGGTGTTTTAGACGATGTTATCGCACATGTTCAACCTATTTGTCATGAGCAGCTTGCGCCTCAACTTATTAGTGGAGTACCAGATAAAGTCATTCAGATAGCTATAGCATCTTTTTGTTTATATAAAAATATGCGTGATAGTCCACGAGGTTCTCCAACGGTGTGGTTACGCCATATTTTAGGATTTCTGAATTCCTTTTTTAGTCCTTCAGAAATTGTTGCTGTGTGTAAGTCCATTTTTGAATTATTTCCTGGAGAAATTGAGCCACAATCTGTTGGCCAGTATTTTGATTCACAACAACTACAACCCCAAAGTTTTGATTCTTGTGATAATTTTCTAAAAAGTTGGCGCCTTTTGTCAGAATCCGAGCTTGCTCAAAGACTCAATAGAGTTTTGCATGCTTGTTTATACAGTGCGTTATTTAAAAGTTTCAATCTTGATATTTCTTCATCATATCTCAGTATTTTTTTGCCAACAGAGAAGTCGTATAAGATGTATGCTTCCCCACATGATTTTTTGTTGAATGTGTTTGAATTGATTTTTCAATTTTGCAAAACTGGGTTTGAGTGTTTGCAAGAAGGGTCTTTAGGGCCAATTCTCATATCTAATCGACTCTTCAGGGATTGGAAGACTGAAGCAGACTTAGTTATTGACGAGGTTCAACGGGAACCCATAACTGAGAACTTCGACAGTGAAAGAATGGTCGAGAAGTTGGAGTCTTTGATTACTCGTGCAGCTACGCTCAAGGTTGAACCAGTTCACAAGATAGAACATGTGAGGATGCTCACAGCATTTCGCACTAAACTTTTGCAGAAGTATGGTGTTAGTGCTATCCGTCGTCCCCCATTTGCTGTTTTATTGGTCAGTCCACCTGGGTATGGCAAAACCACTTTGTGCCATATTCTTGCTAAAATATACCAGACTACAGTTAAGAGATTGGGAGTTTATCCTGATTTGGAGTGGGATCCCAGGAAAAATAGCTACACATTGAACTCGAAGGATGAGTTTATGAGTGGTTACAGAGGAAGTACTCAATGGTGCATGTTTCTGGATGATTTAGCTAGAGAACCATCTAGCCAGATAAAAGCCGGGTTAACCAATTTTTTAGAGTTGATCATAGAGATAATTAACCCGGTTGGTATCGCCTCAAATCAAGCGAATTTAGAAGATAAGGGGATAATACCTATTAATCCTAAGTTGGTCATTGGTACTACAAATGTGTGGGGTATTGGTGCTTACTTTGGTGCAGCTTGTCCTGCCGCTATTCACAGGCGTTTCCCCACGGTTATTAAGCCCAAATTGAAGCCTGAATTCGTTGATTCTAATACTGGTACTATGAAGAAGATGGCAGGTGTTCAGTATGATCCTTGGTTGTTTGATGTGTTTTCTGTTAAATTAACTGTTGATGCCGGGGATAAAGTTATGCATGAACATGTTCTTGAGTTGGAGAATTGCACATCTGAACAAATGAGTCTCTATTTAAACGAGCGCATCGAGCAGCATGAACGTTCTTCTACAGCTATGCTATCAGGTATGTTGGATTTACCATCTGTTAACACGTGCCCTCACAATATTTTATCTGTTTTTCCATGTTCAAAATGTGAAGCTAATTCTTATTTGGTTGCCTCTGAGGCAAGTTTGGAAGCTCTTCGTGAGCTTCGAGATGATTTGATATTGAATTATCCATTTTTGAGTGATGTTGCTTCTGTCGGTGAAATAAGAGATCCTTTAAAATATTGGAAAGAACACAGGGGTTTAGTCACGTGTGTTGGCCCGCGGATGAATGTTGCTGGTCGGGACGAAGACCCTGAGACGGTGTGGCATGTTTGTCGACAGGTGTATTGGCATTTTGAGCATTATCTCAATCATTTTCCATCTCTTGATCCAAATTCTATAAAGAAATATCAATCTAGTGTCACTATTTTGTTTGTCGCCTTTCGCATATTGGATGAGTTTCATAAGTCTCTTGATGATAAATACATGCGAGTTGATTTGTATTCAGAAGATGATGATATGATATCTAATAGTGAATGTTCTACATTAGAACCGCAGGGACCTATCTCTTACATTTTCAATAAAATAGCCTCTTCAGAATTGTCACCTTTACAGGTCATAACGTGTAATGGGTTGGTCGCTTTATGGAGAACTAACAATAAAGAAATGTTTTTGGGTGGTATATCTACGTTGTATCAGACGTGTGCGTTTTCAACTGCATCTAAAATGCACACTCGTGTTATGCATGATATCTACGTATTGTCCATTCCGTCTCATGTACGTAAGATTGTCTCTGCGATTGATTACACAGTGTCAGCAAGTATGTGTGCATATTTAGTCTACAGGTTGGTTAAGACTGATGCTGTTGAGTCACAGGCCGAGAATGTGTGGGCAACAACGGATGATTTCAATGATTATTTTTCAATCCCGAAAACTAGTAAAAAAGGTAATCGGGATGAATTGATTTCCACCATCAGCCGTTCCATGGTACAAGTTGTTGTAAGGGACGGTGATAGGACGCATAGCGCATATGCCTTTCACTTGAGAGACTCTCAATATGTCACTGTTGGACACATTTTTAAACCTGGCTCGGATAAGTGGGTTTGTCAAGCGCAACTTGTTAAAGGTGAAGGCATTACCCGACCACATCAGAATTTTGTTTTAACGCCATCCACTTTGCATTTTTTGGATAATGATGTTGCTTTGTTTGAAGCACCATTGTTGCCTCGGAAGAGCTTGATTAATTTTTTGCCTCCAAATGATGTGGACAAAGCAGCAAGAGTTAGTTGCATAATCAACCCAAGCATGGAGACACCCGGTGTTGCCAACATGAGATCTTTTTCTTCATGTTCTTATCGGTCCGATTATGGTGATAATATTACTGGATCTTTCATGAAAGGCGTGCGTGCGGATGCTAAACCAGTTAGAGGGGATTGTGGTAGTATTCTCATATCACTCATTGGTGAGAAATGGGCGATTACTGGGATGCATTGTGCTGGGTCTCCACCTAATACAGGTGCACAGGTTTTGATTTCCACTCAATTGTCACAAACCATGTTTGTGGATATTCCTCCTCTTATCCCTCTTAGTGATCCTCATGATGATAAGGAGTTTGCTCCAGGGTCATGTAATAGTGGTCCTTTGGGTAAAGTTTATAGGAAGGGAGTTCACATGTGGACGCCCGCTTGTTGTGAAGTCATAGGTTCGTATCCACGTGGCGTTACGATGAAGTCACGTGTTGAGAAAACTGTCATCTGTGATAAAGTGATGGAAGTTTGTTCTGTCAGTCCTAGCGTAACAAAACCTGTTATGGAGGCTATACAAGCCCCTGACGGCACATGGCTTAATCCATATACCATTGCTACAGAACAGCAAGGTAAGGTCTCAGGGTTATTCCCAGCTTCGGAAGTTAAGGAGTGCGCTGAACACTTCGTTGCTGATATGTTGCGTTATGGGGATGAATGGTTGCAGAATATGCGCACTCTCACGACTGAAGAAGCTATAAATGGAGTCGAAGATAACCCTCACATTAACCGCATTGTCATGAAGACATCTGGTGGTTTTAATTTTCCCGGTAAGAAAATTAAACATTTTTCATTGTTAGATAATGGGGTGTGGGTTGCTGACAACGAAGTTTTGGCAGCCATTGGATCACTGGAAGAAGCTTATTCTATGGGTTATAGAGCACGACCTGTTTTTAATGCCACCATTAAGGACGAGCCAATCAGCCTTAAGAAAGCTGCTCTAGGAAAATCTCGGGTATTTACTTCGTGTGCTGTCCACATGACCATTGTAGTGCGTAAGCAATATATGTACGTGTGCTCAGCTATAGAAGACAATAACTTCCTTACGGAGTGTGCAGTCTCCATGAATCATCTGAAGAGTTGGGGCGACATTTATAAGTTTGTTACTTTTCATGGTCTCGACCGCATAATTGCTGGTGATTTTGGTAATTATGATAAGGGAATGCCACCGATATTTATATTGATGGCATTTTACGTGCTAGATAGATTGCGTAGCGTGCACAACGACTTATCTGATAGGGATCGCTCAATATCTCGTGGTATAGCGACAGACATAGCCTTTCCCATGGTGAATATGAACAAAGAATTGATTCAGTTTTATGGAGGTAACCCATCAGGGCACCCTTTGACTAGCATCGTTAATTCTCTGGCGAATTCACTTTTTATGCGTTTTGCATATAGGAAGCTTGGATACCACCTTAGTACATTCGTCCTGAATGTTAGGCTTATGACTTATGGAGATGATAATGTCATGGGTTCTAAGATTGATGGGTTTAACCATACAGCTATCCAACAAGTGTTGGAGGATCATGGTGTCACCTTCACTATGTCTGATAAGGGTGCAGAGAGTAAGCCTTTTTGTCATATAAGTGAGGTTGATTTCTTGAAAAGGCGATTTGTTTTGTTGAATGAACGCATAGTGTCACCTCTTGATGAGAAAAGTATTTTTAAGAGTTTGTGTTATTGGGTTCGTAAGGACACCATCGAGTCTCCACAGCAAGTAGCTCAGTCGTATGCTGCAGCTAGGCGAGAATGGTGTTTATATGGACGAGAACATTTTGATATGCGTGTTGCTCAGATGGACCAGGTGTTGTCTGGTCCAATAGGAGATGAAATACGGTGTCATTATACAATTCAGAACACTATGTCCTTCGATGAAACTTGGGAATTTTTATTCTCAGATGATTATCTTGACGATAAAGCTAGAGAGGAGCATGATTTGGTCTTGAGAGACCTGGTTGCTGCTGCTAGTTTCTTTTATGCCTCCCCGGCGGTTTGGGAGGAATAAAAGGAGCGTCAAGACTCGTGGTGAGTATAAAAACCCCATAATTTTGTTGGCAGCAAGTCTATGGTATTAAAGCTAATCCAATGTTAGTATTATCATGTATAGGGAGCTTGGCGTATACGGTTCAAGTAACCCTTCTTATAGATAGGCATTGGTACTCAGTATTCGAGTATAGAATATCCTTGGTTTAAGGTTAGACACCATTTGTAACATTATACCCACTGTTACATCTCATTATATAATTGGTATATATAGTGGTCCAGGACGGACACGAGTGATTATGGCTTGTTTATATTCACAAAAAGTCTCAACTTTTCAAATTGAACCCCAATCTGAGTCCCATCTGGGTACTCGGATTCAGGCAGATAACATGTCCCACATGGAGGATGCCACTTCGCCCACCATAGCGAAGGCTTTAACTGATGGTTATTCAGATACTGCTAATTTAGCTCATTTTTTGAGTCGTAAAGTATTAATACAAACCATTACAGTTAGTGTAGGATCGACAGTCAATGCGGTTGGCTCTCCGTGGTTAGCTTATTTAGATAATCCGATTATAAAGAGGAAAATAGAAAATTATAGTTTGTTGAGAGGTAACATGGTTCTCACTTTTGAAATCGCTGGGACTCCCTTTCATAAGGGAATGTTTTTAGCATCTTACCAGTATTTGTATTTCAACGATGAGACATATATCACCATGCCACCTTTAGATACGACTCGGGGAGTCGATGTTGTTAGGCGTTCACAACGACCTCATATTTATTTAAATGCATCAACTAATAAAGGAGGGACTATGACAGTCCCTTTTTTGCACCCTTACCCGTATGCTCATAATTCTGACACTGATGTTATTTCTTATGATCGAATAGGTAGATGGCATGTTGATAGTATTCCATTTGGTCTTGAACAAATAAATGGAGGTTCTGATGACATTACAATAACTATTTTTGCTCATATGACAGATGTAGTCTTGACTGCACCAACAAGTACAACTGTTGCGCTTTCTGGTAGTGCGAGTTTTTTTGAATTGGAACCTCAGTCCGAGTATAAATCGTCGGGAATTGTTTCTGGCCCGGCTTCTGCAGTCGCCGAATACGCAGGGATGCTTACATCTGTTCCATACATTCGCCCCTTCGCGCTAGCCACATCTATTGGTGCTTCTGCTATTAGCTCTATTGCAAAATTGTTTGGGTATTCTAAACCAGCATGTATCGATGATCTTAAGAGAGTTCGGAACACACCTGTTTCCAATATGGCTTTGACTGATGGCATGGACGCTTCACAAAAACTGACTGTTACTGGTAAAGCAGAGCTCACTGTGGATCAAACCACAGTGGGGATGCCAGCAGAAGACAATTTAGCTCTCTATTATTACACTAAGAAGGAATCGTATGTGCGTACCTTAGTTTGGCCAGTTACTGCCACTGTTGGATCTTGTCCGTTTATGGTGGAGGTAAATCCGATGTTTGAGTTTGTTAGCTCGGATTTTTCTAATGATGCTGTGCGAATTCAGCAAACTAGTTTGTCTAGCGTAACTCGGATGTTTACTGAGTGGTCTGGGGGCTTGCGTTTTAGAATACAAGTTATTGCTTCTCAATATCATAGGGGCAAAATAGCTGTTATTTATGAACCAGTTGGTCCTCTTCTCACTAATCCGTATCCTTCAAATTACCATACAATAATCGATCTGGCGGAAGGTCGCGATTTTACTATTGATGTTAAGTGGCAACAAGATGAACCTTATCTACCAGTTTTCAAACCATCATTGACGAAGTTTAACTTGTTTTCTTTTACTGATGTAATTAATGTCACGCCTGATGAATCTTCTAATGGTGGCTTATATTTTATGGTTGTAAATGAATTAGCTGTTCCAGATGGAGTAACTGGTGTGGATTTAGCCATTTCCGTTTCAGCGTTGGATGATTTTGAATTGGTTAATCCAGGTTCTGAGGGATTGCAATTGACTTATTACAATCCAGTTGCGATGTCTGGTAATGCACAATTTATTTTGGAACCTCAATCTGCTGCTGTTGAATCATTACCTAGTGAAGAGAATTCTCCTACTGCTGAGTCTGACCCAGTTTTGGTGACTGATGGTGTCGTTTCACATCCGGATGAAAAAGCGCTGATGTATTACGGAGAACGCGTTACTTCTCTGAGGCAGTTATTTAAACGTTTTACGTTTTATAGACGAGTACGATATGGTGTTGCCACCAATGGCACTTCATCTGTTAATATTGCATTAAAAGCCTTGCCTGCTGCTCGTGGAGCTATATCAGATGGTTTTGATACCGTTACTGACATTGGTGCATCTTATAATCTCGTTGGCAATCACTTTTTCCAGCATATTCTCCGTGGGTATGCAGGTTGGCGAGGTGCCATGAGATATAAGGTACTGCCAATTACTGAATTTTCGAGTATCAGGGCCGAACGTTTGACAGGGCGATATAGAGATATTGCTGTTACAATGGCGCCATATTTAAATATTTCATTACTAACGCCTTCTTTCAAAGATTTCGTTGCCGAGCAAGGTTTACGTGCATCGTATAATTCTACTGCTGGTACAGTGGCCACTCAGAACAGGACAATGGATTCGTTAGAATTCGAGATACCATATACAATTCCTGCTAATTTTTCCATAGTTAGACCTCGGTATAATGATGTTGGTACTAACTCAAAATTTAACATGTACCCTGCAGGAGATGCTCTGTCGCTTAATCTCGTTACTTTTAATTCTCTTACCAGCGTATTTGATTTATACTTTGCTACTGGAGAAGACGTTTCATTGTTTGGATACCTTGGCGCATGCAGAGTTGCTATAGAAGCTGGTATTCCAGAAGCAGACCCTGCTTAGGGTTTTAATAATGGGAGTAATATGATGGTTCTCCCGCCATCCCACTACACAAATAGTTATATGTGTAGATGTGTAGAATAACGACCCATTGACTTGTTAGTATTTGCAGGTCAATGTGATTATTGAAGAAATACTTTTATATTATATTGTTTTTTATGATTTAACTTTTTGTTTTATTTCAATTATATATATACTATTTTGGTTATTAAATCGATATATGAGCGTATCGAGCCTTGTTTAATTTCAGGTTAACCACTCCCACGTAAGTGAAATTTACGGGTTTTATGTAACCCCACTTTCGTGGGGCTAAATTTTTACCGC